AGCCAATTCGCCGTCCGTAGGAAAGTCAGCTTCCAAATCTGTAATTATTGCGCTTCCGTAATAGTCTGACGTGTCCGCTAAACCTGTTGAAAGTTTCCAAATAACTACGTCTTTAGCTTGCTGTCTTGTAAACAAATAATCATGCGAAGCCTTAGCCGTGTCGCCGCCTACGCTTGTAGTGTCAATGTAATTACCTTCGGCGCTAATACTGTAATTAGACGTCCCCGCTGTTTTAATAGTTTCGCCCGGGTCGCATTTTGTCACGGTTTCAATTACCGAAAGCGAAGTGCTTAAAGAATTTGACGTCAAACATGCTACAGGTCTGTAAGCTGTACCGTCGAAAATACTTAAAATCGCGACGTCGCCTTTAATAAAATTTGCCATTTTTTTGTGTTTTAAATTTGTATAAAGTTAATAATTATTTTTTTAGTCTATTGTAAAGGTTAAATCTAGTATTTTCCTAAATATGCTTTTATTAACCGAAGGGGTAACAACGTCGTTTACAAAGTTAAAATTTTGGCTAATAACGTTGCGGCCGCTTGCTAAGTCTAAACTGATTTGCGGGTTTAATGCGCTTCTAAGTTCGTCAATAATATTGTCGGCTAATAAACGGCTTCCGTGGTTTCCTGTTGAATTATAAAAAACAATTACTTCAAGCCTTATGGTCGAAACGTAATAGTCGCCGCTTTTGGTTTCGTTTACGTTATTACTTTGCGACGCCATTAAAACATAAGCGTTGTTTACTGCTATATCGTCGGCGCTTTGTCTGCTGTCAAAAACATTTATAGTTTTGCCGTCTACTATCGTGCCGTTAAAAGCGTCAAAAATCGCTTTCCTTATCCATTTGTCCGGTAAATTTTTATCCATTTTTAAAAAGTAATTTATCTTTTTGCAATTCCTTAACGCTCTTTGTAATAAATTCTAATAATTTAGTAGCGCCGTAACGTGCTGCAGGTATTAAATAGGGCTGCGGTTCGATACCTTCCCTTAATATTGAAATAAAAATAGGGTATGCGTATTTTTCGTCGATGCCTTTGTTTCTACAATATGTTTTTATAGCTTCTAAACCTTCTTCAAATGTACCGCTACCGCTGTTTTTAAATTGGGCTGCTGTTGCTTCAAAACCTTTCGGAATATCTACTTTGCCGCCCGTCCCAAACTCAACAAAACCCGCGTAAGGCGTTGACGCTGTTAAAGTGTAAGTAAGTTCGTCTGTTTCTTTTGCTTTTATAGAATTTCGTAATTGTCCTAAATTTTTCGGTGCTAATAACTTTGCGTCTGTTTCTGCTATAATTGCGGCCGCCTTTAAATCTATTTTAAAGTATGTTTTAGCGACTTCGGTTAAGTCCTTAAACATTTGGTTCAATAATTTTATATCGCTTGTGTCAATAGTTATGTAGCGCCCGCCTTTAGCCATTTGTTAAAGTGTTTTCTTTTACGATAACGATTTGTTTTATTTGCGTAAAGCCCTGTGTTTTAACCGAAACTATAGAAAATTGCCGCCCGTTATACTCTATTAAATGTTTTTTTGGGTCTATCTTTAACATAGGGTCGTAACGAAAAGTCATTTCGTAACTATCGACGAAGTCTGTTAACCCTATTTCGTCAGACCTTTGGCCGTTGCCGCCGGCGTCTTTTACACTTGCCCAACGTTCCGCAACTTCTGAATAGCTCATAATGGAACCGCCGTAACCGTCCAAAACTCTAGTTTTTTCCAATATTTTAAGGCGTTTATCTAAAGCCCTGCTATTTATTGCCTGTTTTTTCAAAATATAAATCGTTTAAAAGGCTGTATTAATTCCATTATTGGCGCCGAAATATAGTTTTTAACAGCCGTGTTTTCGTCGCTCGCGTAATACCAATTTTTTACCATTTCCAAAACGGCCTGCTTCCAAATTTCCAAGTCTTCTATTTCGTCGGTGTCTGTGTAACCAACGTTTAAAACTATTTCGTCGGCTGTGCTTCGGTTTAAATAACGCGTGTACAGGTTCTTTTTTTCTGTTTCGTAGTCTGTAGCTTCTGAAGGCGTCACTACGCTATTAATTGGAAAGTCGTAGACCTTTACGCCGTTGCAGTCATAAGCATTAAAAACATAAGTTCTGTTAACGGCCTTAAAAATATGATTTGTAGTTTTTTCTAAATATTTAAAAGCGGCTAAAATCATAGTCGTAATTTCGCCGTCGCTTGCCGTCATACCTGCGTCAATTCTTAAAAACGTTTTAGCCGTTTCCAAATCAACAATATCTAAATAAGAATTTATTGCCGCCATTTAATTATTTTTTTTCTATGTTTTTTGGCGCGCCGTTCTTTGTCGCCTTTTTCTTTTTCGGTTCTACGACTTCTGTAGCTATGCCGCGCGCTACTAAGTCTTTGCCGTTTTCTTTTGTTACGGTAACAATAGACGAAGGCATATATAATTTGCCGAAGCCTTTACTATCTTTTTTTGTCGTGTCGCGCCAACGCGTAATAAGTTTAATTTTCATTTTTTTAAGTTTTATAATTTACCAAAGTTAATAAAAAAAACGACGCCTATAATTAAGCGCCGTTCACAGAAAACAAAAAAAGCTGCAATAACAACTAATTTTACATTAAATGCGTTATATAGTTTTCCGGGTTTTTTTTGTTATACCTATACAAATGTATTAAATATAAACCTAATGCAATTTTAAGCGTTTTACCGGCGTTTCTCGCATGAGCGCTTAACAGTATATCAAACCTAATAGTATCTTCGGTAAATAACCCTATTTCGTCGCGTTATATGCTTTCCCTATGTTTTTTTAAAGCTGTACGGCTGTGAAAAATAAATTACCATAAATCAAAGATATAAAAAAAGGCGCTTCAATTAAGAAACGCCCTTTACTTATGGTATTAATATAAAATTACGGTGTCGGTGTTATAGTTCCCGTAATAAACGCGTCCGGTCTGTCTATACCTAATACCGTGCGGCTTTCAACTCGCGCCGTTATTAAGTTTTTAGTTACGTTGTCTGCGTCTTGCTCGAAAAACTCTACAGCCAAACCGTCAGTAACGATTTTTTTAGCTAGGTTCCAATCTCCTACCATGTATTCGTCCGCAGTTATCCAAGATGCTTTAAATACAGGTATTCCGTTAATCGTTAAACGTCCGTTTATGAAAGTAACGATACTTGGTAAACTGTAGTCGCTTGGTTTAGTTACTGCAATAGTAGCCCAATCGACAGGGTTTAAAACTACACCGTTAACCATGTAGTCGTTAGCTTCTAATTGTCCGATGTCGTTTATGATACGTTCAATAGCTACAGTTTGCGCTGCAGTCGATGCAGTCGCCGCCGCTTTTAATGCAGTATAAAAAATACTGTTTTCAGCTTTGAAATAATCACGTCTTAACGCTTCCGGTAAAAACGAAGTTAAAAAAGGTAAGTCTTGCGCCATTTGCTTTGCAAAACGAGCGTAGCCCGAAATGTAAGTAGCGTTAAAAGTTACTTCTGTAAAATCGTAGTCAATCTGCGTTTTAGCCGCGCCCGGTGTACCTTGTGACGAAATAGAACCTTCCGACCCTGTTTCTCTATAGATAACGTAAGTACCTGTAGCACTTTGAACCGCCGGCACTAAATCCGAAAAGTTAACCATTTGGCTTGGTACTGCAGCAACGCCATTTTGGTAAGTCGCTACTGTATCACCTGTTAAGTTGTTAGACGATGTCATATCTCCGACAACTTTAACCTCTAAATTAACGCCGTTACCTTTACGAACGTTTTTTATTTCGTTAAAACCTGTTGTCAAAGACTTAATCATTGCGTCTTTATAAGCGTCACCTGTTTTAGTGTTACCCGCTTGGCCTTGAAGTTTTACGTCCAATTCGTTAGCGTGTTTTTGCACTAATTCTAATTTACTTTTTAACTCGGTTACGTTATTTAACGCTTCCTTTAAGTCGTTCCCTTGTTTAACGCTTAACGTTTCTAACGCTTCGTTAAATTTTTCTTCGATTTGTCCGCCAAAATTGTTTAAAGCGTCCTTAATCTGCGCGTCTGTTTTACCTACCATTTTAGTAGATAAACTTTCTAATGCGTCTTTTAATTCCTGTTGCATTTTTGTTAAAATTTAAAATTCTTAATCGTGTCTATTTGAAGCGGCAAAAGTTCGGTTTCAAGTGTATTAAACGGCTTGTTATCTTTATTTTGTGCTATTCCTAAATTATACGCCTGCGTTTGCAGGTCTTTTAAGGCCAATTCTAAAAGTATAAAAGTATCGTCTGTCACGTTTCCGCTTCTGACGTATTTTAAAATCGTGCCTATTTTTTCGTTTGTCTGTTTAAGGTTTAAAGACTTGAAGCCGCTAAATTGCGCGTTTCTGTTTGCGCCTATAGTTACGTTTGAACCTTCGTAAAGTTTAACCTCTTTTATATGCCTTGTATCGCCTTTTTGTTCATCATTCATGGTAACAAAACCTATGCTATGTTCCGACATTACGCCGGCTTCGTAAAGCTTTAAAGCGTCGTCTGAATAAGAAACGCCTTTTATTAAAGGTTCTGTTTCAAAATATAAGCCGTGGTCGTCCTCTTTTAAAATCGCGAATTTTCCGTGCGGCTGTGCAAAATTATGTTGATTAAGAAAAAATATGTCGTTTCTACGTTCTTGAATACTTTTAGTAAAAGCGCCCTTTTCCATTATATCTTCGTGACTGTCTTTATTTCCAAACGTAGACAAATAGCCTGTTATAACTCTATTTTTAACGTCGACGTCTTTAACTTGTCCTGTAACGTCTTTGTAAGATAATAAACCTTTTTTCTCGGTGTTCATAGGTGTAAATTTAATAAAAATATTTTTAAGTCTTTTTTCTTGGTTTCATTACCGGCCGCCCGTTTGCGTCTAAGCGCGGAACCCGACCAAGACCGCAGCGGCAATTTATAATATTTCCGGCGCTGCCTTTAGGGTCGCCGGGGTATAAAAGCCCTTCAGAACCGCCGCCGTATTTTTGAATTTCAAAAAGTTCGTCCGGTTTTTTTATTATACCGTCCATATCAAAATGGTTAAATATTTCGTTTTTGTCACCGTCGCGCGTCCTGTCGTCGTCTATAGATAACCAAACTTTGTCTATATAAATATCCGGGTCGTCCATAGCCTCTAAAGCTGCCCGCTGCGCTGCTGCGGTCGTTTCTGTTCTTACAATACGTTCTATTTGGTACCTATAGAAGTCTTTGTCTTCAAAGTGTTTTAAAAGCGCTGTAACGGACTTCGTAAAAGTTGCGTCTTCGTTATTGTCTAAATATAAAGACAAAAACTTAATTAAATAGTTAGACAGGGTTTTATTCATGCTTATAATGCGCGTTCCGCCCGTTTCTAATAAAAACCGCGTTATCATGGCTATTAATTCGGAATTAAAAAAAGGGTTTCGCTTTAGTTCCTGTTTTTTATAAGCGTCTATTTTTTTTCTTTGGTAAATGTATTCTTTGCGGCCTGCGCTTAAATGAAGGTCTAAAACGGCTTCGTACATGCTTTTTGTTTTGTTTACATGGTCGCGTATTACTTCAGTATAGTTTTCTTCTGTTGCCTTATCAAAAGGTATTTTTCTACAAAGCGCCCTTATTTGGGTTTGAAAACGTTTAAAGCCTATTTTTTCATATTGCCTGTGACGTCTTAACCAATTTATGCGTTCTATTTTACGGGTCGCTTTATTCACTTTATGAATTTTAGTTTTTTCTTTTGATGTTAAATGCCGCCCATTTTGCAGTTGCCGCTTTAATCTCTTTTTCTGACATTTGTTTTATATAGCCGTCCACTTGGCCTTTGTATTTTTTTTTGCTTTTTACCATAAACTTAGGTGCTTTAAAAAGTTTAATGCTTTCGCCTGTGCCGCCGGTGTCAATTTCTTCTAACTCAAACAGGTCAAAGATAGCCTTTTGATTATGTAATTTAGCTAAATACAACGCCGTTTCTTTGTCTGTAATTGCGCTAATATCAAGCCATGTTAAATCCGCTTTGACGTCGTACCATGTGCCGACGATTAATTCATATTCGCTATTTTCAAAAACGTCTTTATATTTTTCTATAAAGTCTTCATATTGTTTTTGAGTAATAACGCGCCCGGCAAACTTTGCGCTTTTGTCTTCAAATATACCAACGCTAAAGGCGCCCTTTTGGCCTATTCTGTTTTTGCCTTCTAAATCTATACTACTGCCGCCGTATTGGTAATGCAAAATAATAGCTTTGTCGATGTCTATGTTATGGAAGGCGTCGCGCCAACGTCCGCGCCTGTCCCTTGGCTGCTGCGGGTCGTATTTTATAGTGAAATGTTTTTTTGATTTTAACAAATTCTTTTTTAATATTTTGTTGTTTAATAAAATGTCACCACTTTTATTAATATTTGTTTTGTCGCAAAAACTAGAAGCGTCGGTGCTTTTAATTTGGTTAGGTTTAAATGCTATTACATGCTGTGTATCATCATAAACGCCTGTCATTCCAAAACGCTCAACCGTATTGTCAAAAATTCCGTCATAACCCATATTTTCAAATGCGCGCCTTAAAATTTCGTTGCCGGCTAGTCTTCCGGCTTCGTCCGTTGCATAAACTAGCGCCATATTATTTTTAATTGCATGTACTAATTTTGACGCACTTATGCCGTAATAA